CGCAATTTCTCACCTTCTGAAAATGACGTGTAAGTATAATTGTCACGATACCTTGAAAGGATAGTCTCATTAAATTGGTCATCAAGTTCAAATGACAAATGTAAATTCATTTTATTCAGGTACTCATTAATCAACTTATTGAATATAGGAATATACTTATTAATGATTTGTGCTTTAATGCCAGTGTCTTTTAATAAGTCAGTCATTGCACCTTGATAAAGGGTCAATTCTTTAGCGTCTGCGTAGTCCTGTTTGATAATTTTTAACTGAACTTGCATTTCATGTAATTTTCCGACCAGATCCGAGTCTTCTTCTGGTTTGTTTAATAGGTCTATTTTTGACCTTAAAGGGGTTATTTGTCTATTAATAGACCTAATTTTACCCGTTACGACTATGTGTTCATTTTGTAGCGTTCTGCTACGCTCGTAAATTTCAGTCAAAATTTCCAACTGTTTTTTTACGTCTTCTGCTTTTATTGACAGTTCTTGTTTACCACGGGAAAACTTTTTGAGCCGATCTTTAGAAAACTCAATTGCTGTTTCTTTAAACTCTTCGGTAATGGATTGTTTACATACCTCACAACTGTCATTTTCTGCATAAAAATTAATTGTGTCTTGTTCATCTTGAATTTTTGTAACAAATTTTGCTTCGTAAACAAACATATCTGTCAATTGTTTCTGCGTTTTGGTTCGCTTGCTATGATCAAGGTCTTTACCTTTCCTAGCAATTTCATCTTGCTCTAATTCAAGTTCAGCTTGCTCCTGCTCTAACGTCCAGATCGCACCTTCAATTTCTTTAATCTGCTCATTAACATTTTCATCCATTTTTTCAATGGCAACTTCTTGAATTTCAATTTTATCCTCAACATGTCCCTCGTCCTTGGACAGAAGAAGAACATTAGCTTTATTTTCCTTTATCTGAGACTTTAGAATGTCTCTCATTTTTGTAAAAATTTTAAGACCTAAAAGTTCTTCAACAATTTCTCTACGTTGTGGAGTCTTTAATTTCATGAAAGGTGTATAGGTTGCCTTACCTAACATGACCACTTGGTTAAACGCCTGATAATTCATTTTCAGAATGTTAGCTTCAAGGTAGTCTTGCATGTCAGAGGCAGAAAGAGCGTCAAGTTTGTCACCATTCTCAATAATTTCAAACAAGTTTGGCTTAATGCCACGTCTGATAAGATAGTGGACTTCCGCAATTTCAATTTCAATTTCGACTATGCAAGCCTTGGTGTTAATAGCATTAACCAATAATGGTTTTGTAATGCTACGAAAACTCTTACCATAAAGCACAAATGACATTGCATCTAAAAGCACAGACTTACCTGAGCCGTTACCACCTGTGATTAAAGTAGTTGAATGTTTATCCAATTCAATTTCAGTGAAGTTGTCACCATATGAGAGGAAATTGCGGAAACGAATTTTTCTAAAATTTATCAAAATATCACCTTGTCTTTCATAATGCGTTTTTGTGCAATGTCAAAATATTCTTTGTCAATTTCAATGCCAATGAAATTACGCCCTAATAATCTTGCTATCTTACCAGAAGTTCCCGAACCCATAAAGGGGTCAAGTATTGTATCACCTTCATTAGACCATGACATTATATGATCTTCTGCTAATCGCTCTGGGAAGATAGCAGGATGCTTATGAGCTTCTTTATCTTTAGTGGATTTTGAATGCCCTGCCAAATACTCCCAGATATTACTTAATTTTTTAAAGGGTTTAATCGTTCGCCTTCCATTGCTAATCAACACTCCATCTTTATTTCTACTGGTAGGACTCGTCCCCACGCCTGCGTAAATACAAGGTTCTGTAATTGCATTGAAAGTTTTCGGTCTACCTTTTGAAAAAATAAACATATACTCAAAATCTTGAGCATATCTAGGAGCAACGTTTGGCATAGCATTTTTCTTATAGATCATCGTATCGTGCAAATTAAACCCTATAGATTTAGCATATAACGCTTGCTCAAAACTCGACCCCGTTTCACTTCCCTTAATCGTTGCATCCCCGACAACCCACACCACTACGCCACCATCTTTAGTCACTCGCCAAAGCTCCATAAGAATTCCTTTCCAAATTTCAGAATTCCATTCCAGTTGGTTATAGGTTCTGAGATCGTCATAAGGTGGGCTTGTTAAAGTCATATCAATTGAATTGGTTTTAATCCTTTGCAATTCGTCTTGACTGTCACCCAATCGTAAACTTATCAATGTAATTTCTCACTCTCATCTTTTTCTATTGTAATCACAATCCATGTGTCATTTCTTGCACCGCAATGTGGGCAATTTTGTATGTTATTAACCAATCCGTTATAAGATTCATCCATGTGCAATTCAAACTCTTTATTGCACTCTTCACATAATTTCTGCACAACGATTTTCATTCTAAAGCCTCGTTATGTATCTTATTGAACATTTCTTTGAGTCTATCGCCATCCAAAACAGACTCTTCTGGCATAGACTCAATGTAACTTTCAGTAATTTTCATTGTATCTTCATCAGCTAACGCTTGTGCTGAGATTTCAGAACCGTCAAATGAAAAACTTGTGTTATCAATTACAGAAAAGTCAAACATTTTATTATGTTCTGTTAAAGTCTCGACAAATTTTTCATACGCTTCTTGGTCGTCCTTCTGAGCCACTATGAGTCTGACAACCTTATTATCTAAGCTATAATCAATTTCATCCAGAGGCACATTATCATAGTAGAGTTTAACAAACATGTCATCTGGGTTTATGACGTGGGACAGTTCTTGCGTTTCCAAATCAAAAAAATAGAAACCACGATCACAGTCATAGTCTGCCCATGTAAATTGCATAGGAGCACCCAAATACTGAATGTTGCCTTGCTTACTGCCTTGATGGAAGTGACCAGAAAAGACGTGTTTGAACTTCTTAAATAACTTCTGACTCAAACCATTATGACAAACACCCATACCTTTATACATTTCAAAACCTGCCACTTCCAAATGACCCATGCAAATTTCAGCGTTCGGTTTGGCAATTAATTTCATTGTGTTGTCATGGTTTAATTCATTTATCCACGGGAGCATTAGAATATTAGTATCTTCTACCATAACGGTTTGAGGTTCTGAGACAATAATAATATTAGAATATTCTGAGAGGAAAAGGTCTGGAGCATTTAAGAGGTTTGTGTTTCGATAATAACAGTCATGGTTGCCCACAATAATGTAAACCTGAATATTGGCAAACATGAGAGGGTCAAAGAGTGCATTTTTCATAATGTTGACGGTTTCATGGTTTGAATACTTTCGTCTGTCAAACACGTCACCTAACATGATAACTGTTTCTATACACTCTGACTTTAAATCATTTATAAAGCCTTCATAGTATTTGACCTGCTCTTCTAGCCATACAGGGTTATCGTTTTTTACGCCAAAATGTAAGTCAGTTATTAATGCAATTTTATTCATAAAGATGCTCTTGTGAGAATTCTATCATAGTATTGTGATAGTCTTCGTTAGTGTCATGATCTTGCGTATCGTATTGAAGTACCATATCTTGCGTGAGCTTGTCTTTTATGTCGGCTTGTTTGGACTCTTTATTTATACGTCTTACAAATGCAAAATAACATATCTGTGTAAAATATGCAAAGGGGTTAGAGCCAATTTCGGGATCAAAATTATCAATGTAAATAATGCAGTTTTCGGTAGCATCACCAACCATTTCTTCACGATAGGTATAATTGATAAAATTCATTTTATAAGAGAGGTTGTGAGCGATGTTGTAAAGAATTGTCCCCAATTCTTCTGACACCTTTAGTGGCTTTTTATACTTGGTCTTACCTTTTACATTTTTAAATGGCTCACCATTCTCATTGTTATAAACTCTGCGGGCTTTTAGATAATCTAAAAACTTCTGATTATCCACGTAATTTCTTGACATATAAATCCTTTCTTATTGTATTTAATTAAAATACTTATATACCATGTGGGGTCGGTCTTGTCAAGGGGTCATTTCTTGTATTTACTTTTCGCAGACAATAGGAGTCATTAGAGCGTTAGGTGATATATTCAATAATAATCTTTTAAAGTCTTTAGCTTTAAGAAGCTCTTGATCTTTTTTTTGAATATATAACTAGCAATTAATATATAAGTAGATAACAGGGTGCATAGAGAGGGTCAAGGTTCTTTATGTGGC